ATGAAGTCACACAAATTAATACTTCACAGTCATTGATTGACACTTTTGGTAAACCACAATCTGCAAATGCTCAATATGAGTATTGGATGACTGCTTCATCTTTTCTTTCATATGGAGGAGTGCTTAAGATAGTTAGAACAGATGATTCTAATCTAAACAATGCAAATGCAGGTGTTGGTATTGCTTCAACAAATGCAGCAAAGATTAAAAACTTTGATGATTATGAGGCAAACTTTGCCACTGCAACTAACTTTACATATGCAGCAAAGAACCCTGGTTCTTGGGCAAACAATATGAAGGTATGCTTCATTGATAATCAAGCTGACCAAACACTAGGAATAACAACTGATGATCCAAACAATGCTGGTATGGTAATTGGATTTGGTGTGACAACAGCATTAACTGATGTAACAATACCAGGTGCTGGTTCAACATCATCATTTACTGGATATCTGAAAGGAATAATCACTGGTGTATCCACAAACGCAACAACTAAATCATCATCAATTGATGTTAAGATTGTATCTAGAGTATCATCTGCTGGTACAGAGACAAAGATTGATTATGCTGAAGGTGATCCACTTAAGTCATTTGAGGCAAATGATACATTGTTCTTTGTAAACAACTCTGGTATTAATACTGGTGGTGGTGGAGCAACTGGAAGATCTGAACCAGTAGCAACACAAGTTGACTGGTATGATCAACAAACTCTTGGATTAAGCAATGCAACAGTTTTCTGGAAATCTATAGCACCTAAACCAACAACCAGTAACTTTGTTCAGCAAAGAAGTGGTAAGAATGACGCATTACATATTGCAGTTATAGATGATACAGGAAGTATCACAGGTATACAAGGTAATATTCTTGAAAAATTCACTAATCTATCTAAAGCAAAAGATGCTATAGCAGATGGTGAAACAGGTAAGAAGATCTTCTATAAAGATTTCCTTGCTAAGAACTCAACTCAGATCTATGCTGGATCTAATCCATCTGCTGCTGGTGATGCATTCCATGGTACTAATCCAATAATAAATGGATTTACAGGATCTGGAAATAGTCCAAACTATACTAAGATTGCAATTGGTGATGGTTTATGGGGATCAGATGCACAAGGAGTAAACTTCAATAGTATAGGAAATGTGTCATACACATTCACTGGTGGACAGGATTATAGTTCTGGCACTGGAAACTATACAGCAACTCTGGGTAGTTTACTAACATCATATAACTTATTTGAGAATAAGGATGATGTTGCAGTTGACTTCTTGATGATGGGTCCTGGTTTAGATACTCAAGATCAATCACAAGCAAAAGCAAATCTGTTGATCTCTATTGCTAATGCTAGAAAGGATTGCATAGCAACTGTTTCTCCACATAGAACAAATGTTGTTAATGTGACTAATACAACAACACAAACCAATAATGTGTTGAAGTTCTTCAGTCCTTTATCATCTTCATCTTACTGTGTATTTGATAGTGGATACAAATACATGTTTGATAGATTCAACAATGAGTTCAGATATATCCCATGTAATGGTGATATTGCTGGATTAATGGTAAGAACTGGAATCTTAGCATTCCCTTGGTTCTCACCTGCAGGACAGCAAAGAGGAATCCTGAACAATGCTATTAAATTAGCATACAGTCCAAGTAAAGATCAGAGAGATCTACTTTACTCTTCTAGAATTAATCCAATAATTAATCAGAGAGGAGCAGGTATACTTCTCTTTGGTGATAAAACTGGATTATCTTATGCATCTGCATTTGATAGAATCAATGTTAGGAGATTATTCTTAACTGTTGAACAATCACTTGAGGGTGCTGCAAATGCTCAACTCTTTGAACTCAATGATGCCAACACAAGGTCTAACTTTGTGAACATTGTTGAACCATTCTTAAGAGATGTTCAAGCTAAGAGGGGTTTATTTGACTTCTTAGTTGTTTGTGATGAAACCAATAACACTCCTGATGTTATTGACAACAATGAGTTTAGAGCTGATATCTACTTGAAACCAACCAAGTCTATCAACTTTGTGACTCTAACCTTCGTTGCTACTCGTACTGGAGTTAGCTTTGAAGAAGTTGTAGGAACTGTTTAACCATTAGATTAATAACATAGGAGGACTTTAAAACAATGGCTGAAACAAGAACACTTTCACAATTTAAATCAAAACTGGCTGGTGGTGGAGCCAGACCTAATCTGTTTGAGATATCAATTCCTACTTTTCCTACAGCAATTGCTGAAGCATGGAGTCCAGGAGATGATAATGAGAATGGAATGTTTAAATTCTTGGCAAAAGGAACTGCATTACCTGCATCAAACTTAGGTAGTGTGGAAGTTCCATTTAGAGGAAGAACACTCAAGGTTGCTGGAGACAGAACCTTTGATGATTGGACAGTTACAATTATCAATGATGAGGACTTCAAACTTAGAACTGCATTTGAGAGATGGTCAAATGTTATCAGTAGATTAGATGATGCTACTGGTGTTACTAACCCATCTTCCTACATGACTGATGGTTTTGTCCAACAGTTAGGTAGAGGACCAACTGCAAATACTGGATCAAATGATGGTGGTGAATCATCAGTTCTTAGAACTTACAAGTTCTTTGATGTTTTCCCAGTAACAGTTGCAGAGATTGCACTAAGTTATGACACAACAGATACTCTAGAAGAGTTTGATGTAACATTCAGATACCAATACTTCACAATAGGTAACTCCACACAATCTAGTGGATCTACTGGAGAGGTCTTGATTACTTAATAAATAGTGCTATAATAGTCTAAAAAGAATATAACATGGCGAGATTATTTGGATTCTCCATTGAAGATACAGAAAAAACACCTGCTGGCGTAGTATCTCCCGTTCCTCCTAATAGACAGGATGGATCAGAGTACTATGTCAGTTCTGGTTTTTATGGGTCATATGTAGATATTGAGGGTGTATATAGAACAGAAAATGATTTACTTAGAAGATATCGTCAGATGTCTTTGTATCCAGAATGTGATAGTGCTATAGAAGATATTGTAAATGAAGCAATTGTATCAGATACAAATGATAGTCCAATAGAAATAGAACTATCAAACTTAAATGCTAGTGATGGGATAAAGAAAAAGATTAGAGAAGAGTTTCAATTTGTATGTGAATTACTAGATTTTGATAAGAAAGCACATGAGATTTTTAGAAACTGGTATATTGATGGAAGATTATATTATAATAAAGTCATAGATCAGAAAGATCCACATGCAGGTATTCAAGAACTGAGATATATTGATGCTTCTAAAATGAAGTATATACGCCAGATGAAGAAATCTAAACCTGGTGCTAATAGTCAACCTTTAGCAAGTGCAGATGTAACTGGATATAATTTTCCAGAAATAGAAGAATATTTCATATACACTCCTCAAGGAGCAACACAACCATATACAACCAGTGGTGGAAATCCAGCAAAAGGAATTAAATTAACAAGAGATTCAATTACATACTGTACATCAGGACTTGTAGATAGAAATAAAGGATCAACATTATCATGGTTGCATAAAGCAATCAAACCATTAAATCAATTAATGATGATTGAAGATAGTCTTGTAATTTATAGATTATCAAGAGCACCAGAAAGAAGAATATTTTATATTGATGTAGGTAATCTTCCAAAAGTAAAAGCAGAACAATATCTCAGAGATGTGATGATGAGATATAGAAATAAACTAGTATATGATGCTAATACTGGTGAGATGAG